TTATTAAAGATAACTACAAAACCCAAGACGCAAAGTTCGCATCGGTGTCGGGGTAGACATCTGCATTATTGTTTGAATTATATTGAGGGAATGATGCTTGGTTGTAGCTCATATATGTGATGAACCTATCGGTGTAGTACTGCGCTAAGTCACGAGCCTTGCCGACCAAATAGTCAACCTCAATCTTTTCTGCGGTAGTGCTATTCTCGGAGTTGTGCTTGAACACCCCACCATTGCCGATGGTATAAGCAGCAAAAGGCAAGTACTCCACCATTGCCCAATGGATAAGCATCGGCTGCAAGTAATCATTCACCAACGCCAAGTAAGGGTTGGCAAGAGTATTGGCGATGATGTCATCGCTGATTTTATCATACAACTTCGTGCCAGTATAGTTTTGGATGTGTATCTCCTGTGCTATCTTGATGAACTGGATGAACTTGTCCGTGTCCACATTACCGCCTATTGCGGTGTTGCGAACCAAGTCCTCTCGTTTAATCCATAATGCCGTTGCCATCTTATTTACGTTTGTTTACAAATCCTTCATCATCCATATCAATAGGTCGCTTGGCCACGTTTGGGTTATTGACTTCCAAGTCTACGCCTTCACGTTTTGCCTTATTTACGCTTACCTCTGCATTTGGGTTGCCGACATCGGGAGTTACGCCTTCGCCTTTTGCCAAGTACGTCTTGCGCATCCAAAAGTGATGGCACCTTGCACCGCCCTTGTATAACCATATTGAATAGGTTGCTGCTCCCTCTACACCAAAACCTGCGTTTACCGCTTGGCTGCTCATACGAAGCACGTCTTCCTTGCGGTAGACCTTGCCCGATGCTACCATCTTCCTGCAGAACTCACGGCTATTGGTCTTTGTAGTTTCGGGAGCGTAAGCATATCGAACCTTGTACCTCTTGCCTTCTGCCGTTACCCCGTCTTGGTCGCTCTTGGCGTTAGGGAATGCGCTGCCTGTTGATGCAAAAGCATACTTGCTCAATGCTTGCTCTGCATCGTAGTCAACGGGTCTTTCATCTACAAGCTCCCATTCATCCATATTCACGAACTCGCCTACTTCTTCTAAAGCAGCAAACGCCTCCTCAAACATCTCATCGCTTGGTTCTTGGCTTGATAGCTTAACACCCGTCTCCTCCTCACGGGTCTCCATATCCATAGGCGTTACTACGTCTTCGGTGAACTCCAAAGGCTGAAGGGTCTTGAAGTAAAGGTTTAGGCTGATGTCGTTGTAGGCCAATATTTGGTCTATGCCGTCAATGATAATCTCCTGCTTGGGGCGGATGACAAGGTTATCCAAAAGGGTAGAAGCGGTCTTCAGCTCCTCTGCGTTATTGCCGAGTCCTGAATTGTCTTTAATACCCAATAGCATAGGGCTTACGATGCGATGCGACACCATTATTTTCTGCGTGGCTTCAGCACTCAAGAATTGGTACTGCTCCGCAGCATCCGATAACTGCACAGGGTCAACAGTTGCCGCAAGGTCTTTATTGTCATTGAACGCAAGGATAAACTTACCCGAGTTTGAACTGCCGCTGAACTTTGTTGCAATCTGCTGCTCGATGCTCCTGCGCTCCTCCTCACTCGGCACTCCGTTGTTGAAGTTAATCAGCATCGAAGGCGAGAGGCCGTTCTGAATGTTGTTGATGTGGTAGTTGGCAATCTCCTCCTCAAGTTCTGCATAGGGCAGGCCACCTTGATAGTCAACGGGGGAGTAGTAGTAGAATCCTGCTCGGTATGGTTTAATGTAAAGAATCTCTAATCCCTCACGGCTTGTGCCAAACGCAGGGATGCGTACCGCAGTCTCTTTTCTTGCTCTTACGTCATTCCAATCCTTTGCGTAGTAGTACGCCTCAATCTCTCCGTCTTCGTTGCACCTTGCGGCTCTCAGCGTCTCTACGGGGATGTGCTGAACCTCTACAATCATATTGTGGTCTTGTGAGTACACTACCTGAAATGAACATTGCCCCATCATCACATAATCCGCTACGACCTTCTGCAAGCAGGCTTTCGTGAACAGGCCACGCATCGCTGCGTACTCGCTCGGCTTCTTGGCAGAGTCCGTTGCATCCAAGCCCTTACCAAAGGTCATATCCATCAAAGAGTTGAGGATGGCGTTATTGGTAGGTGAGCCGTTGTAGCGGTCAATTAGGTAGCCGAAGTAGTCGTTGTTGTCTCCGTATTCAACGTAATCCTTCCCCTGCACCTCTTTTACAACAGGTGTGGTATAGGAACTGAAGTTCACAACGTGGACTTTAGATGATGATGTACTCATTGTCATAGCTTGTTTCTTCGGTGTAGACGTTTTGGTTCACCGTAAATTTCTCGTAGTCTGTTTGCGAAGTTACGAATACCCTATCCCGATATATTAGATTTCCCGATGCGAATACCTTCAAGCCATAGAATCTATTGTTGACAAGGCTAAACGTGCCTGTAAGGGTCATAAAACCATTCGCAGAGGCAGCCGTAACCGCAGGTGTTGCGGTGGTGTTTGTTGATTCATCAATCAGCGCAATCGTAACGCTCGCAGGGAACTCACGAGGTATGATTACAATGGCTTGTGGTGAGGCTGATACTTGAAGGATATGCATCTTAAATAAATAACCTTTTAATTCAGATTTGTTTGAAAATAGAAAAGGGGCTCACGCCCCTTCAACTATTTTACTACATTAGTAGTATATATTACAAAACTAATTTTGCTTTACCAACAATAAACCCTAAATCGCTTTCGGCAGAGCTTGCTGAACGACTCATCATATCAATAGCTGCGGTTGCTTCTTTTAAATCAGGAATTGCAGAAACATCAATGCCAAGTTCTTTTGTCATTTCAACTGCATTGATAAATGATTTCTCATTAGCCTTTTTTAAAGTTTCAACTTTTTGAAATAATGCCGAAGCAGTTTTCTCCATTTCAACCAAAGCCTTTGCCGCAGCATATAACTGAGTGCTACGCTTGTCAACATCGCTAATCATTGTCTCGGCTTGTTTCATCAACATAGACGCTTCTTTTAAGTATGGCGTAAATGCACTTGCAAGTTCAACCTTAATTAGTTGGGCGGTGCGTACTTCCTCGCCAATCTTGGCGATTTTAGAAAAAATTTGTTTGCTCATTTTATTTGTAAATATAAGGGGGCTTGCGCCCCCCTAATTAATTTAAGAGTTTGAACCTACGACAATCGTGTCGTTAGCACCTGCAAGTCCTGCGAAAGGATTGGCAGTAGTAGCACCTGCAATAAAGTTGGCAGGCATTGTCTCCTGTCCCTCCATTGTCAAAGTGTAACCAGATAGGTCACCCATTGCGGCACCCGTTACAATCGTTCCACCCGTTACCTCAGCACCATTCACCATACCCATAAGGAAGGCGTTGCCGTTGTAGTCTTGTACCACAACGTAAGGCCGACCATAAGCAAGCAGCTTCAATTCTTTGTTGTCCTCCTTTGTGAGTTTGGTCAACGTCAAATTCAAAGTCTGCGTGAAGAAGGTTGTGCCATTATCACGACTTGAGTTGAAGGTTTGCTCAAAAGAGCTATTGCCTTTTACCAAGTATTGGTAAGCAGAAAAAGTACCACTAATGTTGGTTACCTCATCGTTGGTGAGGGTAATCGTACCCAAGTCACCATAATCTACGAAGTACACCGCACGGATACCACCTGTTACGTCTTTACAGGGTACTGCCCTGCCTTTTGTTAAATCACACGCCATTGTTTCTTTGTTTTATTAGAATTAAAAAAGGGGGCGAGGACATAGCCCAAGCCCCCCTTGATTTACGTTAGCTCGGATTAAGAGTAAAGAACTACGTCAGCTCCGATTCCGTACTGAACTCCTGCGAAGAAGCGAAGGATTACACGGATATTGTCTGAACCGTCAAGGTCAGCCATATCAAGTACACGCACTTCGTTGCGCTCGTTCAAGAGACCAGTTCCGAAGAATAGGTTAGAAGCCTGAGCAGCGACCATCTTGTTTGAAGGTAAGCCGTTACACATAACAACCTTGATGCCATCAAAGAACAAGTCTCCGTTGCCATACCAAGTAGTGCCTTTGTTGTCAACACCATTCGCTCCAAGACCTGAAGTTCCGAATCCACCAAGAGCGCGGACATAAGCCTTTGCTACGTTTTGTGGGACAAAGATTTGAAGGTCTTCCTTGCCATAAAGGGCAGAAGGAATAGCATCTACAACTTTACCAAGTTCGGTGATTACGTTTGCAGCAGTCACGGTGGTAGCGGTTACGTCAATAACGTCAGAGTCAGCAGTCATCAAAGAAAGGAATCCAGAGAACTCACCTGCACTTGCAGCAGCACCGTTCCAGATGTTCTGCTCAATCTTCTGTGAAGTCTTTGCAGCAACGTGGGCGATAAGGAAGTCAGCGAAAGAAGCAGGGATGCTATCGTAAGCAGAGAAACCCATTTGACCACCAATCCAAGAATCGTAGTAGTCCTTCTTGCAAAGCTGCAAGTTCACTTGGAATGGCTCAACCTCAAGGATGCGGTCAGTCAACGTCAAAGTAGAAGTTGCATCAAAATCACAAGTGGCATCTTTTACGATGTCGTTAGTGTTCACCTTCTGAAGGGTGGTGCGGTAGTTTACGTTGGGAAGAATCTCAATGAGACCTTTGTCCAAAGTGTTTGCGCTCAAAAGAGCAGCAGAGATGTACTTACTGGCAAATTGGCCAGCGTACGAAGTGGTGATTGAAGTGGTTGTAGCCATTGTTTATTTGTTATTTGTTGATTCGTGCAAGGACTCGGTCAATCGCTCTTTCGGGGCGGTTAGAACTCATCTTTTGGACTTGCTTTGTTTCGGGGTTGTGCTTGATGGCTTTCGCAGCAGGTGCGGCAGATAGTTCTGCTTTAACCGCAGCCATCTCCTCCTTCTTGGCGTAACCGCCCATCTCCTCACGCATTCCTTTCATTTCTTCGCGCATCATTGCAATCTCCTCAAGAACTTTCTCAATGATTGCAACTACGGCAGGAGCTTCTTCTACTTCCTCTGCAAGTTCAGTAGCTGCTTCGGCCTCAACCTCAACTTCTACCTCTGCTTCAGCGGATGCTTCTTTAATTTCAGCGATTACGCCTTCTTCGGTGATGACCAAAATACGACCATCTTCAAGTAGGTGTTCGCCAACTGGAGCAGCAACGCGGTCTTCGCCACTAAGGACAAATACTTCGTTACCTGCCTCAAATGATTCTGCCTCAAGAACGGCTCCGTTCTCAAGTGTCATTTGCTCAAACTTAACCTCACGGATGGAGGATAGCTCGGCAAGGATGCGGTTTAGGATATTGTTTGCTTTCATATCTAACTAATTAAAGGGGTTTTGATTATTTGTAACATTTTTAAGGATTGATAACTACCGTGCCTTGTCCGACAAGGGAGCCAACACCCTGCGCTTGGATAGAGCCATCGCAGCAGTTGGACTTGTAGGTATTGTCTGGACATAAGCATCCACGCCTTCCACCTCGTGGTGACGCTACTGGGAGTTTTTGTGGTCTATACATTGTTAAGTTCTTTTAGTTTGGATTCTGCCCAACGCTTACCTGCAAGACCGCCCCATAGCAGGAACGATATTGTGCCGCAGGCTTGCGTGTCGTTCTCATCGTAGTATTCTTCGGCTCTTGATAGGTACGAGTACATCCGTGTGATGGTCTCTACACTCACAGGCTTGCCCTGTGCAAGTTGCTGCGCCCTTACCTTACCGACAGGCGTTGCACACTTGTTGCCGTTCTTCTCGTTGAGTTCTATGCCTCGCTTGGCGTTGTTCTTCACCGCATCGGGGTAGTCAGAGAACGATTCCATCTCGGTGCGTGTTCCCGACTTCTTACGGCCATCTCTTTTTATGATAGCAACAATCTGTGCAAGCATCAACGCTGCTTCCTGCTCCTCAAGGTGCGCCATCTCTTGCTTGGCAAGGTTTAGCTTGTCCACGAAGTAGCCCTCAATAGAAAAGCCTTTGACCTTTCCTGTCTTGACAAAGTTTGTCCAAATCTCTGGGTTGTTTACTTTCATAGATACCATCCAAGTGCCAACAGGCAAATCAAAGCCGTACTTCTTGCTCTTGTCGTGTACCTCATCCTCAATAATCCAAGACTCTACAACCGTGAGTCCGTTGATTCCTACCTCGTGTTCAAGTGTAGCGTTGTTCTGCTTGGACTTCTGAAAGAACATCTCGCTTGCTTTGCGGATGGTTGCTTCACTAAAGTAAACGTAGAACTCCTCTTGGCCTTCGGCTCGGTAGATGGGTTTGTTGGGTACGAGTGCTGCTCCCATAAGGATGCGCTTCTCATCGCTCTGGGTAGCGAACTCCACCCGTTGTGAGTTGAGCGCAATGAAGTCCTCCTCAATAGCAGGATATTCTACAAGGGAGATTGCGTCAATGCCCGTGAGCAGCATTGATTCATCAAGTATTAGTTCAATTAGTTTCATCATCCGAATGTTGCGGTTCTTACTCGTTGGCGTTGTAGTTGTTGTGAGGTCGTTACATCCTGCCCTACGACATAAGCACGGATGGGTTGGCTGAACTGACCACCAATACTCTGTGCAAGTTGATTAAGGTTGGACTGCCCTACGATGTTAAACTGCGCAGGGGTGGAGGGCTGCGAGAGCGTGTTTGTTATGGATGGGCTGCTACCACCACCGCCTGACTCGGTAGGTACTTGCGTAGCGGTTATCTTCCGTGCGTTTGCAATACCTGTTGCAACAATTCCTGCGGCTCCTATGTAACCAAATACACCACCTTGTGCAAGAGCCTTTGTAGCTCCTGTATAGGTGTCAATGGCTACCTGCGCTAACGCTATGCCTTTGCCCAGTAGCGTATTCTCACCTACGAGTTGTGCGATTCCGTTTAGTGCGCCTTTGATAGCATCTAACTTTGCCTGCTGCAAGTTCTTCTCCAAAGCCAAGCGACCTGCTGCGTTCTCGGCTTCAAATAACTTTAGAGCATTCTCTGCCTCTGCTCTTGCTGCGGTTCCTGCCTTTGTAGCCGCTACCTCTTGCTCAAGCAATGCCTTCTTGCGGTTGAAGACATTTTGGGCTATCTCTATTTCTTTCTCGGCTCTTGCTAC